GAGCTGGTAAGTATGGAGCGATTGCAGCAGGTGGTGCAGTAGCCGCGGGTTTTGTTAAAGAGTTTATGAACGATGATCCAACAACTTATTTGTCAAATGAAGAACAACAAAAAAATTTATTAATTGATATGGTGACGGGATCATTAGATGATACACCAGAACAAAGTCCAGCAATCGGAGATGCTTATCTTCCAGCGTTAGGCGCAACAACTGTAGCAGGTACAGCAGCAGTTGCACCCTCAACAATTGAGGCTGCAAGAAGTGGAGCGTTAGGTGCAAAGAAATCCGGTATTACAAAGACCGCATTAAAAACTTTAGGTAGAGGTTTATCTGCAACACAAACACCGCTTGGGTTACTTGCAACTGAACCTTTGTATTTAGCAGATCAAGTTCAACAAGGAGACTCGTTAGGAGAGATTGCAACAAACCCATTTAACTATATGGGTGCAGCATTTGCAGGTCCTGCAACTGAATTTGCAACAAAAGGATTAAATCCTACAATTGCAAAAACAATGAGACTAGGGATTAGCCCTACAGTTTTAAAAACTGTGTCACGTAGATTCGGATTACCGGGTCTAGCATTATCAATGGGTATTAGTGGTTATGAAATGTTTGATGACTACAGAAACAAAAGAGGTATGTTTAGTGAAGAATAAAACTCTTGTTGCAAATATGCAACACGTCAAATTTAATGCAATCCCACCACTTAAGGGACCTGATCCACAGGGGTTGAATGTTCCGTTAAAACAAGCTACAACAATAAAGAACTCGGAGAATATAAATGGCAGATATAGACAAAGCCCTACCAAACGTAGAGACTGAAATTAACATACCTGGACAAGAAGAAATTGTCGAGGCTCAACAAAATAATATTGAAGAGCAAGTAGGTCCAGATGATATTGAAGTAACGCAAGAAGAAGATGGTGGAGCAACAATTAATTTTGATCCAGAAGCAGTTAATGCAGGTGGTGGTGAATCACATTTTGATAACTTAGCAGAATTATTACCTGATAATGTTTTAGGTAAATTAGGTTCAGAACTTGTAGCAAATTTTGAACAATACAAATCTTCAAGAAAAGATTGGGAAGATAGTTACACAAAAGGATTAGACCTTTTAGGATTTAAATACGAAAACCCAACTCAACCATTTCAAGGAGCAAGTGGTGCAACACACCCTGTTCTTGCAGAAGCAGTTACACAATTTCAAGCGCAAGCTTACAAAGAATTATTACCGGCTAATGGTCCAGTTCATACAAGAATAGTTGGACTAGCAGATAGAG